TCAGTTCCATCTTCAGTTGCTACATTCACCCATCCGATCTGTGCAGTATCTGATCCAGATACAACATACTGATCTCTAATAATGATTGGTGAGTTTGAAAATTGCGTTAGTACAGGATCAATACTGTTTCTTACAGCAGAGTTACCCGCTCCAACAGCAGCAATTGTTGTTCCTTTAGAATAGTCAGATCCGTAAACGAATACTTTTAATCCCGCAGCAGCAAAGCCTTGAGCAGTTAAAGTAGTACCCGCGAAAGGCTGAATAGTAATTGTTGCAGCTGCACCTGCACCTAGTACAGACGCTGTAACAATACCTTTAGCTTCTAATCCAGTAGCTGGATCTAAAACAACAACCGTGTCATTTACAGAAATTACGTTCTGTACTCCCGCTACAGCCCCTGGGTTTACTGTAATAACAGATAATGTACCTGCTCCATTGGCCTGAGATGCTCCTGCGTAAGAAATGTGTAAACGGTTTTGTTCAGACCAAATAACTTGATCAGATGACATTGGCATTTCAGCGCCAACCATTTGTAAAAATCCAGATAACGTTCTGTTTCCATAACGCTCCACTTCTGCTTCGTAGATTTCTGGTAAATATTGCTGTGCAAAGTCAGCAAAGTTCCCTGGTACAGCTCCTGCTCCACCATTGTTGTTCCATTGTAAATAATTTGTCGCAAGTAATTGCGGCACTTGTGATGGGATTAAACTCCCAAACTGTGGTAATAAACTCATAGTTATTAGTTGTTAAACTTTTTAATTTTTAATTTTGATGAGTCCGCTCCAGAAACTGATTTTACTTTATATGCTCCAAACTTGGCACCATCCATAGGCGCAGCTTTTCTTGCTCCCGTTGATGGATTTTTAGATTTAGATAGGATATCTCTAGTTGCGTCGGCTTTACCTTGCTCATAGAAATGATTTGCCATTTTATCGGCATTTGCTCCAGCATATAATGCTTTGTGATACCCCGCGGTATCTGTAATCGTGCCGTCTTCTCCAAGAAACTTCCCTATGAAGTTACTAATGTCCGACTGCTTTTCCGCTATCTGTGATGGGTTTTGTACGCCGTATCTAAACTTTTTCTCACCTAAACTGAAATCGAAACCTTCGAAATTTTCATTAAGTAATTCATTAGTCTTGGCCTTAAACTTATCGTGGTTAGCGACGTTTCTTTCCTGGTCCTCTTTATATCGATTAAAAAAGTCCGATGCTTTAGTTTGGTCCTCAGTAAGTGTTGGCGACTTCAACTTGATGTCGTCATAGTACTTATCCTTGGTCTCGTTTAAAAACGTACGGGCTTTTGCAACCTCTTCTTTATACGCGAGTTTTTTTCTACGGATATCTCGCTCCTCGTCTAGGTCTTCATCAAATGCAAAGTTGTCCTCGAGCATAAACTCGATTTCTTCCGCACTTAAATGAGACTTAGTGGTTTTGTAATATTCTTTTACTAATACATCACGGTCTACGTCGTCGTAATTAGTATTCAGCCTTAAGTAATCTTGCATGGTTCCTCCGGTCTCACGCATAAAATCAACTAGCTTTGTAATGTTTTCTGGCAACTCCGCGGCTGGCGCAGCGGGCGCTTCTGCTAACTTAGCTGGCTCAATAGGCTTATCGTCTACTATCTCCTTTATAACCCCGTCTCCTTCTTCTGCTTCTTCCAAAGCAGGGTCTGCTACTACTGTATCTTCTTTAGGTATTACTACCCTGGTTACATTACTTGGGACGTCTATTAGGGGCTCTTTGTTTCTGGCCGCTATCTGCTCCTCAGTAAGCTTGGGTTTGGTTTGGATCTTGAAGGATCCCTCTGTTTTTTCATTCATGATATGATATTATATAATTATTAAATAGGTACTTATTGTGGGTCGAACTGAGATAGATCAAATCCGCCTAGGTTATCATTGCCGGCAGACTCAAAGTCTTTGGGTAATCCCTGCGTTTGCCTTTGCTCTATTAGTTGGCTTTGTTGTGATCCTTCTTTTTCAATTCTTTTATCTTTGCGATCCTCTACTTGTGCGTCTTTAGTTTGTGTTTCCTGAGACTTCATCTGGGCAAGCTTTAAGTTGTATTGGAACTCTGTTGCCATCAACTCTTTTTTAATCTGTGCTTCGGCCTGCATCCTTTGCATTTCAAAGTTTGATTTAGCTTGCTCAATTGCTACCTTCTCAGCAGTCATCGCTTGTTGCTTTTGCACCTCAGCCATTGCAGCTCTTTCGGATGCTTCTGCGTTTGCTTGGGCTTGCGCTTGTATATTTTGCTGAACTAGTGCTTGCTCTCTTTCTTTTTTCTTTTTTCTTTTAAGCTTTAACATTTCGTTAGCTAGCTTAAGATTTTTTATTTGATTAATATCAATTGAATCTTCAATATCAATTTCTTTTGTTTGCAAGGCTATTTGTATATTCTTTTGCAATTCTGCTTTTTCTTCATCGTCGGGCTCTATTTGCAAAAACACGCCAAAATCATGTAGATTAAGGTTTTCAATTTATTTCAATGTTTCTACGTTGAAAGTAGATATGCTGTTCATTAAGGAATTCCTAGTAAGGGGAAAATTCAAAACGTCTGTTATTTTCAAGGATATGTTTTCACAGGTGCTTAAGGTTAGCTGCATGCTTGCGTCTTGTATGTGCTTGGTTGCAACGTTGGATGCATTTGCTGCCATTTTCTGTAAACCAACCAAAGCATTAGGATCTGGCATTGCTCCGTCTCTGGCTTCGTTTAACCCAGTAACATCCCTAATCATTTGCATATTATAGTTGTATGCCGTAATTAAAGATTGTATTTTAGATATACCAGAAGAACTTGATAATTCCTGTATAGGAACCTTGCCCCTGTTCATATCCCCGTCCTGGGTCATTGATCTACCAACAACCGACCCTGTTTGGAAGTACATGTTTAATGCTTCTGCTGGGTTATAATTTGTGCCGTTACCTAAATCAACTTCCGCTAAGCCGTCAATATCCAAAAATATTCCGTCAGGAACCATTCTAGATAGCACCTGCTGTATTTTTAAATGTGTTAATTGTATTACATCTGCAAACCCAATACACTTACTTATGAGTGACTGTATTACTCCCTTGTACATTCTAGGGGCGGCTATTGAGTAACTCATTTCTACCCTAGTTGTATCTGCCATAGGGCGTGTCATGTTTTCAGCTAGCTTCCATTCTAACATCATGTCTGTGCCTACTATTTTGGCGCCTTGGTACAATACTTCAATTGACCTTGATACTCTTTCAAAGTTGTCATTTGGAGGCGGATCAAATTCGTTTGTTTTTTCAATAGCTTTTTCAAGGCCATTATCTGTTCTTTTTATTTTAAATACCTGGTCCGTATAAGTTTTGTACTCAAAGTATAATACTTGAACAGTATTATAATCGTAGTTTTCAAAACCTCGTATCATTCTACGGTTGCCGGGTGATTTTTGAATTCTTTCTAGTTCCTCATTAGATATGCCGGGAAACTCTTTTTTAAGTTCTGGTATGGTTATAGATTTAACTTCCCCGACATAATAGATATCTTCGAAATTAGGATCTTCTGTGTAGGACCACACACAGTAAGCAGGATCAACGTAATCAACAACTATTCCTTCCGCTGGATTAAACGATGTTTTAGTTATGCCTATCCCAATGTTAACTAAATCCTGATTTACCCTAGCCCTTGTTAAGTCATACTCATTTGTAGCTAGCACAGTGTTTATAGCCTCCTCCTCGGCTATTTCTATAGCGGGCTTATAAGCTAGCTGCATGTGCAGATCTCTTTCCTCTATAGAATCCGGAAGGGATTCCGTAGGTACCGGAGATTTTTTATAAGAAACGTTTATTAAGCTAGAAGCAATTGCTTGCTCCTTTCTTGTGTTCATGTCAAATAACAAATTACTGGCGTAATCCGTTCTTCTTTTTAAAGAATCCGGGTCCTGTGCGTAAGATGTTACTTCATATTGCTTTTGAGTAATACCATTAGCTACTATATTCGAAAACTTTGAAAGTATAGGCACCGGTTTCCAATCTAAATTTAAGTAAGATAAATCGCCGTTAATAGCCAATTCATCTTTGTATTTTTGTACACTTTGCTCGCCTCTAGCATATAGCCTAAGGTTATGAAAGTTATTCCAGTTTGTTTGATATCTATTTGAACCTGCTCCTCCGTAATTAAACCACTCTTGCTCAATAGCACGAGAAACCTGTAATCCGTATTCTAGCGTTGCTTTTTCAGCATCACTTACTACCTGGTCAGGAAATGGACTATTAGTATTTGTACTTACATTCATCTATTGCATTATTTTTGAGGTGGTTCCTTTATTGTCGTATTTCTTAAACCCTAAAGAATATTTCTTTGTTACTATAGCGCCCTTGGGGCTATATCTGTGCTTGTTGCACGCCATTAAAGCTAAGCCGGAGCTTATTGATGCATCATGCTTTGTCCTGTTGTTTATATCAAACTTAGCCCAGTCTTCTAATGTTCTTTGTAAATAAACATCACCGTACCCTTCTTTTGTTTGACCAACAAAATCTTCTATATAAGTTTCAATTGCCGAGGCGTGCGCCTGCTTAATATCTTCACTTGAGTTAGGTATACCACCTACTTCTCGTTCTGACACAGATAACTTGTTGTAAGATCTATCCGGTCTATTAATACTAAAACCTCTGTATCCTCGACGCTTTAAG